CTTCTACAACGGGCAGATCAGCGGCCTCTACCGGTGGATCGACTCCTACGTCAACGCCATCTGGCTCAACAGTGCCCTGCAGCTCTCCATCATGACGCTGTTCACGAGCGTCAACAGCGTGCCCTATACCCCCCCGGGCTACGCCCTGATCAAGGCCGCCTGCATGACCGTGATCACCCAGGCCGTCCAGGCGGGCGTGATCAGCCCGGGCGTGCCCCTCTCGGACCTGCAGATCGCCGAGGTGAACACCGCGGCGGGTCTCCCGATCGACAAGACCCTCTCCACCGTCGGCTGGTATCTCCAGGTCCTGCCCGCCACCGCCCAGGCCCGGGGCAATCGGACCTCGCCTCCCTGCACCCTCTGGTACATGGACGGCGGCAGCGTCAACCGGCTCAACCTCGCCTCCATCGACGTCCAGTAGAAAGGGACCCCGCATGTATCCCGCCAAGTCCATCACCTCCGTCACCGCGTGCCTCTTCCTCATCATCCCCGGCGTCTACGCTACGCCCCAGCGCATCCAGGGGTTCAGCACGGACGATATGTTCGACCTGGACGCCCGGCCCCTGGCCGAGACCAGGATGGGCGTCGACGGGCGCCTCTCCTCCGGCTACACCCACCACCCCCGCAAAATGAAGATCAAGCTCGAGGCGGACAGCGACAGCCAGTCGGTCTTCGACAACTGGGCCGCCGCCCAGGACACCCTCCTGGACGTGATCCACGCCTACGGCACTGTGGTCCTCGAGGCCAACGGCACGGAGTACCTCCTGACGAAGGGGGCCCTGACCAGCTACCCGGACATGCCCGGGGCGAAGAAGACGCTGCAGCCTCAGACATACGAGATCACCTGGGAGAGCGTCACGAAGGCGGGGATCTGACCATGAGGAAAACCACGATCGTCACCATCGAAGCCGAGAACAGGGACAAGGGAAAGACGTTCCTCCTCACCGAGATGCCTGCCGCTCAGGCCGAGAAGTGGGCCGCCAGGGCCTTCCTGGCCATGGTCAAGTCCGGCGTCGAGATCCCCGACGACGTCGCCGACATGGGCATGGCCGGCCTGGCCACCCTCGGCATCAAGGCGCTCGGGGGCATCAGCTGGGAGCTGGCCGAGCCGCTCCTGGACGAGATGTTCGAGTGCGTGCAGATCCAGCCGGATCCGGCCAGGAACCCCAAGTTCGCCCGGCCCCTGGCCGAGGACGACACCGAGGAGGTCATGACGCGCTTCACCCTTCGGCGCGCTGTCCTGGAGCTGCACGTCGATTTTTCGTTGGCCGCCAAGCTCTCCACCTCGAAAGCTCCGGCGGCCGCCGTGAAGGCTACGCCGATTACCGGAATGTTGCACCGCTGATCGGGATCATCGTCTCCCGGAAGCTGGCGACGCTTCACGAGCTCCAAACGATTTATGGCCTTGAGGATGCCTACGACATGCTTGAAATCATCACTGTCGACAACCACAACGAGGCCGTCGCCATCCGGAAGGGGGCGGAATAATGGCCACCGTCATCGACGCCTTCCTCGTCACCCTTGGACTCGACAACAAAGAGTTCAAGGCTGGCGCGGTTGATGCTGAGAAGGTCTACGAAGACCTCACGAAGAAGGCCAAGGCCCAGGCCAAAGCGATCATCGCCGACGCCAAGGGCAAGTCCAAGGAGGAGATCGCGGCCGCCCGGGAGAAGGCCAAGGAGGTCCTGGTCGCCGAGAAGAAGGCTGCCAAGGCGATCAAGGACAACCTGGTCAAGTCCGCCCAGGAGACCGCCGATAAGCTCAAGGAGCAGTCCGAGCGCGGCAAGTCCTTCTTCCAGGGCATGGCCACCTCGGCCCTTGAGTTCTTCGGCGTCATGGCCGCCTTCGGGCTGGGCGCGAGCTTCATCAAGTCCACCGTCGAGGCGGAGGTGGTCGCCGGGCGCCTGGCCAAGACCCTCAACGTCGACGTGGTGGAGCTGGAGGGCCTCGAGGGGGCGGTCAAGAGGTTCGGTGGTACCACCGACGGCATGGACCAGTCGCTCAAGGGGCTCAACATGCGCCTGCAGATGATCGCCATCCACGGCCCCCGGTCGAAGATGGCCCTGCAGATCTTCGCCGGCATGGGCATCTCGGAGGTCGCCCTGAAGGGGAAGGATGCCACCCAGGTCATGGGCCTGCTGGCCGAGAAGATGAAGGACATGTCCGGGGCGAAGGCCATGGCCCTGGGTGAGCGCCTCGGGCTCGACGAGGCCACTGTCCGGATGCTCCAGACCGGCAGGGAGAACGTGGACAAGCTGACCGCCGGTGTCAAGGAGTTCGCGGCCTCGAAGGAGGAGGTCGAGAAGGCCGAGCAGCTCGAGCAGTCCATGCTGAAGATCAAGGGCGCCATCGGGGCCGTCGGCCGCCAGCTCATGGCTGAGATCATGCCTGCCTTGGTCGCCATGGGGCAGGGCCTGGCCAAGGTGGCCGCCTGGGCGAAGAGCCACGGGCCAATCATCAAGGCGACGCTCGTCGGCATCGGCGTGGCCTCCCTGTTCATGGCGGCCAGCGCGATCAAGGCTGGCATAGCTGCTGGCATCGCCTGGGTCGCAGCCCTGGGCCCGCTCAACCTGCTCGTCGGTGCGATCACCCTGGTGGCCGCCGGCATCGCCTGGGTGGCCTTGGAGTTCCGGAAGTGGGCCTCGGGCGGGGAGTCCGTCCTGGGAGGCTTCTTCAACTTCTTCAAGGGGATCTGGGATGCCATCAAGGGCACGGTGATGACCGTGATCTACACCATGAAGGACATCATCATGACCTTCTTCGCCCTCTTCAAGGACCAGTGGGACTTCGTGGTGGCGATCTTCTCCGGCAACGGCGACAAGATCAAGACCACCTTCAAGAAGCTCTGCACGGATCTCGGGCACTTCTTCAGCCAATTGGCCCTGCTCCTGGTCTACGAGCTGCTCAAGGCCTTCTTCACCATCGAGCACGCCGGAGCCAATCTCTGGAAGGGCTTCAAGGAGGCCGCCAAGAAGGCACTCGAATGGATCTGGGAGAAGGTCAAGGCCATCGGGAAGATCATCCTGCGCGTCCAGACCTTCGGGCTTCTTGGCGGGGATGATGCCATGAAGGCGACGCCCGTGGGGGCCGGACCTTCCGCGGCCATGGCCCTGCGCCCATCGACCTTCTCGTCCTCCTCGAGCAATTCCACCCGGGAGACCCACATCGGAGCCATCAACGTCCAGACCATGGCCACGGACGCTCCGGGCATTGCCAAGGACATGCACGGGGCCATCCAGCAGCGCGGCGGCCTGGTCGACCAGGCGGACGGGGGGTTCTGATGGCCAAGGGAAATGGGTGGGGCATCTACAGTCTGGCGGGGGCCCTGGTCTTCGACGTCGACTCTGTTGTGGACCTCAAGTATTCCAACAAGTCCAAGGTCTCGGATTTCCCCGTTGAGAAGGGGGCCTTCGCCACCTACAACAAAGTGGCCTCTCCCTTTGGGGTCAAGGTCCAGCTCGCGGTGAGTGGGGCCGACCGAATCTCCGCCTTCCTCGCGGCCCTCAACGTGGAGGTGGGCGCCGCGAACCTCTACAACGTGTCCACCCCCGAAGCTGTTTGCCTGAACGTCACCCTGGAGAGCTTCGACTACTCCCGGGCGAGTGATCGAGGTCTGGGCCTGGTGGTCGCCGCCCTCTCCTTCCAGGAGGTCCGGGAGGTGACGCCGGCCTACACGACCGTGGCCCTGCCGCCCAAGAAGGTCAAGCGGCCCGGGTCCGCCTCCAAGGTGGTGGGCGGCAAGGTTCAGGGCCAGGACACCCCGCCCCCGCTGACCTGGGGGAACCTCATGGACCGTGCGAGGAACGACTGATGGGCAACCTCTACTGCGACCTCTCCACCGACGGCAAGCCCCTCTGGTACGGCGTCCCCTGTATGAACGGCGTCCTGATCGACTCGGGGCGCTACCTGGGCTTCATCGGGCACCTGGCGTTCCTGGACGACCAGGGCACGCAGGATCCGGACTACACGGGCATCGGGCCCGGGGGCCGCTTCCGCCTGTTCTACGGACAGCCGGGCCAGGATCCCATCCAGCAGATCCCCCTGCAGGCCATCCCCTCCCAGCAGCTCGACATCACCCTGGGCGGCCAGAACTGCACCGTCTCGATCTACACCCGGGAGGCCCTATGAGCGGCGGATCCTTCACCCGCAAGATCCTCCAGGCGAACCTCACCCTGACCTCCGGGACCTTCGGGGAAGGGAAGGGGAACACCGTCCAGCTCACCGGCCTGCGCATGGAGGCGGAGATCGAGAAGGGCGGCCACCCCTCGAAGAACAAGCTGAAGCTCAAGATCTACGGCATGGTCGAGTCGGACATGAACATGCTCACGACCCTGCCGGGCAAGAGCGCGAAGCCCCTGGAGGTCCACAAGAGCCTGGTGCAACTGCTGGCGGGTGACGCCTCCGGCCTGGCCGTCGCCTTCCAGGGGGAGATCACCGGGGCCTGGAGCAGCTACCAGAGCCCGCCGAACCTCTACTTCCACCTCGAGGCCCTGGAGGGCTTCTACCCGGCAATCGCCCCGGTGGCGCCGAAGAGCTACCGCGGGGGCACCCCGGTCGCCGGTATCATGGCCGACCTGTCCGCCCAGATGGGCTACACCTTCCAGAACAACGGGGTGACGACCCAGCTGGCGAACCCCTACCTGTCCGGCACGGCCTACCAGCAGGCGGCCGCTGTCGCCGCGGCGGCGGGCATCGAGTTTGGCATCGACAACGGCACCCTGTTCATCGCCCCCCGGGGGGCCTCCCGGGCGGGCCTCGCCCCGCTCATCTCCGCCGAGACCGGCCTGAAGGAATACCCCATCTTCGACAAGAAGGGCATCAAGCTCGAGTGCATCTACAACTCCGGCATCCAGCTAGGGGGATCCATCGTGGTCAAGTCCCAGGTCCCTGTGGCCTGCGGCACCTGGCGCGTGAATGGGTTGCACCACCACCTGACCGCCGAGACCCCGGGCGGGCCCTGGATGTCCAAGGTCACCGCCTCCTGGCTGGGGAGCTGACATGGGGGGCGCCTTCGGTAAGCAGAGGCTCTCAAGCGGCAACACGCCGTTCAACGAGCTGTCCTTCCTCTTCGAGCAGCTGCTCGGTCGGATGAACGTGGCCACCCTCGTGAAGGTGGTGGCCGTCCACACCGAGGGCCGCACGGCCGCGGTGGGCACGGTCGACGTCACCCCCCTGGTCAACCAGGTGGACGGCGCCGGCAACCCCTGGCCCCACGCCACCATCTACGGCATCCCCTTCTTCCGGATCCAGGGCGGGGCCAACGCCGTCATCTGCGACCCGCACCCGGGTGACGTGGGATTCTGCGTCTTCGCCGACCGGGACCTGTCCAGCGTGAAGGCCGCCGGCGGCACTGCGGCGAACCCCGGATCCGACCGGCGCTTCGATCTGGCCGACGGCCTCTTCTTCGGCGGCTGGAACCCGGGCACCGCCCCGGCCCGGTTCATCGTGGTGGATGACGCCGGCGTGACCATCGACGCCGGATCCGCCGCGGCCGAGGTCAAGGCCGGGAGCCTCACCATCAACTGCGACGTGACCATCAACGGGAAGCTGACCGCCACCGGGGCCATCGTGGGCGCCGGGCACAACCTCAGCACCCACGTCCATCCCGGGGTGACGTCGGGCAGCAGCAGCACGGGAGGACCCGTCGGATGAACACGCTCCAGCTCACCCCCGCCTGGGATCTGGCGATCGACTCGACCGGGAACATCGGCATGGAGTCCGGGGCGGCCGCCATCGCCCAGGACGTGGCCAGCGCCATCTCCACCATCCTCGGGGAGGTCTTCTACGACACCACCCTGGGCATCCCCTACCTCTCGGACGTCCTGGGGCAGGCCTACTCCCCGTCCATCCTCCAGGCCCTCCTTGCCCAGGCCGCCCTGGGCGTGCCCGGGGTCGTGAGCGCCCGGGCCACCATCACCCAGTTCCAGGCCCGGGCCGTCACCGGGACGGTCACCGTCACCGACTCCGACGGCCGCACCGTCACCGTCACTTTCTAGGAGGCCCGCGTGCCCACTCAGGTCCCATCCCCTTCGCTCGGCCCGACCGGCTTCGTGACGCCCGACGATGCCGCCATCCTCGCCGGCGTGCAGGCGGATCTCAACGCCGCCTTCGGGGGCGGCCTGAACCCCGGCCTCACCACCCCGCAGGGCCAGCTGGCTGGCGCGCTCGCCGCCATCATCGCCTCGAAGAACGCCCTCTTCCTGCAGTACGTCAACCAGGTGGATCCGCAGTTCGCCCAGGGCCGGCTCCAGGATGGCATCGGGCGCCTCTACTTCCAGACCCGGTTCGCGGCGACCTCCACCACCGTCACCGCCTCGTGCACCGGGCTGCTCGGGACGGTGCTCCCCGCCGGCGTGGCCGTGGCCCAGGATGCAGCCGGGAACCTCTACACCTGCTCGGGGGGGATCCTCTCCGGAGCCCCGACGGCCATCGCCTTCGCCAACCAGGTCCCGGGCCCCATCCCCTTCGTCGGGCCTCTCACGATCTACCAGACCCTGCCCGGGTGGGATTCGATCACCGGGGCGACCCTGGCGGGGCTCGGGCGGGACGTGGAGACCGCGCAGGCCTTCGAGGCCCGGCGCCAGGCGTCCGTGTCGGCCAATGGCCGGGATGCCCTCTCCTCGATCCGGGCCGCGGTGCTCGCGTCGGGGAAGGGCCTCACGCCGCCCCAGGTCCCGACCGACGTCTACCCCTACGAGAACTTCACGGCCGCGGCCCAGGTCGTCGGGGGGATCACGGTGCCCCCGCACAGCATCTATGTGGCCGTGGCCGGGGGGGACCCGACCTCCATCGCCACCGCCATCTGGGCCAAGAAGTCCCAGGGCTGCGGGTTCGCCCCCTCGGCGGCCTTCACCGGCTCCATAGCTGGGAGCACCCTGACCGTCTCGGCGGTCGACTCGGGGATCATCACGGTGGGGCAGGAGGTGGAGGGGACCGGGATCCCCGCGGGGACCTACATCACCGCCCTGGGCACGGGCACCGGGGGGACCGGCACCTATACCCTCTCCCAGGCGGTGGGGACGCTCTCCTCGAGGGCGATGGACAGCGCGCAGGTCATCTACGTGCCGGACACCTCCCTGGCCGTGCCCTACCCGGTCTACCGCGTGGCCTACACCGTGCCGGTGGCGACCCCCATCAACATCGCCATCACCCTGGCGGCCGCGAGCAACCCGCCCGCGAATGCCCTGGCACTGCTCTCGAGCTCCACGGGTCTGGTCCAGGCCTTCACCGGGGCGGACGGCGGGGCCCCGCAGCGGATCGGCCAGACCGTCTACGCCAGCCGCTTCTACCCCACGATCCAGCAGCTCCTCCCCGGGGTTAGCATTCTCAGCGTGCAGGTCGGCACCGGGACGCCCGCGGCCGCCAGCCAGACCCTGAACATCAACCAGGTCCCCTCCCTCGGGGCCATCACCCTGACGCTCGCATGATCGCCCTCGAGCAGACCATCCTCGCCCAGTACGCCAACAGCCCCACGCTGCGGGCGCTCCTGGAGGCCTTCAACGCGGCCATCGACCCCACGGCTGACCTGGAGCTCTTCCAGCGCCAGGTGTGGAACTGGGAGACCGCCGCCGGCTACGGACTGGACCTCTGGGGCCGGATCGTGGGCGTGACCAGGTTCATCACCCTCCCGGGCACCATGGACCTCTGGGGCTTCGATGAGGGCCTGGGCGAGCCCTTCGGATCCGCGCCCTTTTGGAACGGGAGCGGCACTTCCACGATCTTCGCCCTCAGCGACGCAGCCTTCCTGGTCCTCATCAAGGCCAAGGCGCTGACGAACCTCAGCGGATGCTCGGCCCCGGACATCAACCGGGTGCTGCAGCAGCTCCTGGGCGCCGTCGGTCGCTGCTACTGCCTGGACGGCCAGAACATGACCGGCCGGCTGGCTGCCGAGTTCGAGCTGGATCCGGTGACCCTCACCATCCTCATCCAGTCCGGCGTGCTGCCACGCCCCGCCGGGGTCCAGCTCACGCTCCTCAACGGCTACAACCCCTCGACCGGCACCTACAGCGCCGCCTACGTCCTTCCATAAGGAGCCACCCACATGACCCTGACCACGCCGACCCTGATCTCGCAGCCCTTCCGGTCCACGGCCGGGCCGCACGCCGGCCTCATCAACGCCATCCCCCAGGCCTCGGCCAGCCCGGCGGCCTCCTTCGCGGACGGCTTTCCCCTGGCGACCATGACCCCCCTTGCCGCCGGTGGAGTGCCTCCATCCGGGGCAGACATGAACGGCATCCTGAACCTGATCACGAAGTTCCAGGCCTGGGTCAACGCGGGCGGCCAGTGGCCGTTCTCCGGCACCCTCGCTGCGGCGATCGGAGGCTACCCCAAGGGCGCCATGCTGCAGCTCAACGACGGCGTGACCCTCGTCGTGTCCACAGCCTCCGGCAACACCCAGGACCCCAATGTCGCCATGACCGGGTGGCAGCTCGTCGACAACTCAGCCATCGTGGCCGCGAGTGCCCTGACGGAGGCAACTGCAGCCCAGGTGACGGCCAATCTGGCTGAGACCCTGGCACTGTTGTGCGCGGGGGGTCAGCAGGAATACACCTCCCCCGGAACCTACTCCTGGACATGTCCGGCGGGTGTCACGGCAGTCACGCTCACGCTGGTCGGTGGTGGCGGTTCTGGCGCCAGCATCGGGGGCGGTGGTGGTGCCGGGGGCGCATTGCGCGTCAGGGTCGCAACCTCCCCAGGCACCACCTACTCCATCGTCGTTGGATCGGGTGGGGCTGACGTGAACGGGCATGCTGGCAGTGAAGACGGTCTTCCCGGCACAGCGTCCACTGGTCTTGGCTTCACTGCCTGGGGCGGGGCTGGCGGTTCTGGCGCTGGAGATGGTGGAGATGGTGGGGGCCTTGCAAGCGGGTCGCACGACTATGCTGGGTATGTCTCGGGCCATGTCGGAGGCAGCGGCGCTGAAGGGGCTGGTGGAGCACCCGTCGTCGGCATTCAGTGGCTCCTGGCTGCTCCGGGCTGTGGCGGTGGTGGCAAGGGCTACGGTGGAGGCGGCGGAGGCATCTTCCTGGGCGGCACGGGGGCCTTCTTGACTCTTCCTGGTTCTGATCCCGGAGATGGCGCAGGTGGTGGTGGTGCATCAGTCCTTGGGGACGGCGGACACGGGTCCGTCGGGCACTCTGCAAATGGTGCGGCAGGAAACGGTCCTGGCGCTGGGGGTGGCGGTGTGGCGAATACCTCAGGATCTCTCAGTGGGCGTAGCGGGGCCGGAGCTCCCGGTTACGCCCTGATCGTCTACGGGAACTAGGAGAAGGCCATGCCTGCAGCCATCGTCAATCTTCCCCCCCTCGAGGCCGGCGCCCTCTGGGAGCAGCCCCTGCAGTTCGAGGATGAAACCGGGGCCCTGATCTCACTCTCCAACGGCTACCTCCGCATGCAGGTCCGCCCGGAGCCCGAGAGCCCCATCCTCCTCCTGGACCTGGACAACGTGGCGATCGGCGGCCTGGCCCTGGACGGCCCGGGAACCACGCTCACCATGACCGTGCTCGCCCCCCGGTCGAAGGACCTGGCCCTCCAGGGCATGCAACAGGGCCTGGTCACCCGGGACGACGGTAGCAAGGTTCTCTGTCGCCTCGGGACATGGCAGCTGGAGTTCACCCCCGAGGGGGCCTCCAATCCTCTTCGCCTCTGCCAGGGCCAACTCCCGATCGCTCCGGAGGGCATCCGATGATCGAAATCAAGGTCGTCAAGGTCCTGCTCGACCCCACCATCAAGACCGTCCACGTGCCCGGGACCCGGGGGCTGCCCGGCATCAGCGCAATCATCTCTGCCTTGACCGTGGAGACCCTCCCCCCCGGGGCGGACGCCACGGCCAACATGGAGGGCACACCCACCAACCGCACTATCCACCTGGGCATCCCCCGGGGTGAGACCGGAGAGCAGGGCCTCCAGGGAGACCCCGGCG